CTCAACTAGTTTTCGCTAAATTCGGTGACTAACCCCCTAATTTTAATAAAAATGGCCTTTTTAATGCTTGAAAAAAGAGTCTGATGTCAATATTTTCATGAAGTTGGATGTGATTATAAATTCCCAATTTGGGAAAAAGTAGAAAATGGGTGAGATATGGTGGGGATTGAGTGCGGTTTGTTATTTTTGTATCCAAAATTGGGAAAATGGCAAGACCGGAACATGAACCAATGGACTACCTGAGTAAGAGGGGTAGGCTTCTATTTTACAGAATAATCAGACATATAAAGGAAAGCGATTTGGTACGAGACATAGACACTTTGGAGTTGTCCATGCTGGCCAATAGTTTTGATTTGTATGAGAAGATGGCCGAGGAGTGCAATGAGAAGGGGTATGTGAGGCCTGTTTCGGGCAAAAATGGCACATTCGATCAGGCCGTTCCGCAGTACACGATTATGCAGCAGCAGTACGCGAATATCATGAAACACTCCCCCAAGTTTGGTCTTACACCGGGGGATAGGGAGAAGATATTCTCCGGCATGAAAGCGAAGAAGAAAAAGGACGCATTAGCTGACTTAGATTGATAGCGGCAGACAAATACGCTGAAGATGTTCTTTCAGGTAAGATTTTAGCCTGTAAGTGGATAAAACTAGCCTGTCAGAAGTACCAATCAGACCGTAAGAGAACTGACATTGTTTTTGATGAGAAACAGGCGAATAGGGCTGTTAACTTCATTGAAAGGAAATTAAGGCACTGGGAGGGTAGTTGGAGGGGTAAACCCTTGTTGCTTGAGGACTGGCAGAAGTTTGTTGTCATGCAGATATTCGGATGGCAGAAAAACGGGAGACGAAGGATCAGGTCTTGCTACATACAAATCTCCAGGAAGAACGGGAAAACCAGCTTCGCGGCAGCAGTCCTTCTTTACCACCTTTTCGCTGATCGGGAGAATACCCCACAGATACTTGTAGGGGCGAATAATGAGGATCAGGCCAAGATATGCGTAAACAGCAGCGGAAGGATTATAGAACAAAGCCCTGTTTTTAAAGATTTAGTTGACGAAGAAGTAGTCAAGATTTCAGTCTATGGTAGGAACGTGGTGGGGATTTACCATCACGAAAGAGACGGGGCCGTTAAGGCCATGAGTAAGAACCCACAGACACAGGATGGATTTAACCCAAGTCTAGGGGTAGTGGATGAGTACCACGAAGCCAAAGACGATGCCCTTCTAAACGTCATAGAATCAGGTCAGGGAGCACGACCGGAGCCGCTTTTACTCGTAGTTACTACTGCGGGGTTTGACAAGACGGGGCCGTGTTATACGAAATTAAGGAGGTCTAGTATCGAAATGCTAACCGGAAAGACACAGGACGATTCACACTTAGCGTTTATTTACGAACTGGACGAAGAAGACGCTTGGGATGATCCTAAAGTGTGGGTTAAGTCTAACCCCAATCTAGGGGTGTCCGTGTTCCCTGAATACCTACACGCTCGGTTAGTAAAAGCCAAGAACGAAGGAGCCACGAAAGAGGTAGACTTTAAGACCAAGAATTTAAATATGTGGGTGGATGCCCCTACGGTGTGGATTCAGGATGAGATTTGGTCTAAAAACACCTACGGAATCCGAAAAGAAGAACTTATCGGGATGCCATGCTACGGGGGATTGGATTTGAGTACAGGTATTGACTTAAACGCCTTCGCTTTGTATTTTCCTAAATTCAGGGAAGTCGGAGGTAGGATAATTAGCCCAGTTTTGTGGTGGTTTTGGATACCTAAGAGCAGGGTTAAGACGGAGGATTTCGACTATACACAGTGGGTTGAGGATGGGTATATCACGGTTACAGAAGGGGTTTTTGAAAATGTTATAGATCATAAGAAAATTATTTACGACATTTGTGAACTCCCAAAGATGTACAACATACAGGCAATCGCTTTCGACCAAAGGTTAGCGTATCACGGGGTAGTTCAGGAATTAGGTACAGTTTTCGGGACAAGTGAAAACGAAGAATTTATAACCGGGTTGTACCCATTTACACAGAGCATGGCTAACGTCAGTCTATCAACAAAGGCTTTAGAGAAAGAGATTTGCAATTTCCAGTTAGAACACTTCAACAATCCAGTAGCTAGGTGGATGATGGGTAACGTAGTTTTGAAGAAAGACCCGGTAGGACAGATCATGCCCGATAAGAGTAAGAGTATGTTCAAGATAGACGGTGTGGCCGCACTTGTAAACGCTAAGGCTATTGATCTAAGAATGGACGGTATGGGCAGAGTAGAAACACAAAGTTATGCTATATGATTTGCTCCAAAGACGATAGCGGAGATTGCTGTGGCAAGTGTTTTAATCCAGTGGTGATTATGGCCACACACGAAAGGGTTAAGGTTACCACGATGAACGTGAAGCAACTTCTTTCTATGAATCTTAAAGTGGTTTTGGTGTGTTCTAAACCAGATGAAGCAGAAGAATTTAAGAATCTAGGAGTAACGGTAATTATTTATCCAAACAAACCACTAGGAGCGAAGTGGCAGGCCGGAGTGAACGTAGCGGGCAAGATGAATGCAGACCCTTTTATTATCTTGGGGTCTGATGACTTTATCTCAAACGAATATTTAAAGATCGCCTATCAGAAACTAAGCGAAGGGTATCATTTCATAGGGCTTACATCCTGGTACACTTGGGACGATCAGGAATTAATCAGATGTGAGTACATAAACAGAAACACAGACTTCCCTATCGGAAGTGGAAGGTTTTATTCGGCTGAATGTATTAGAGCGATAAGAGGGAAGGTGTTTGATTCAAGCGTAGACAAACATTTAGATGACAGAGGGTTCTTTCAGGTGAATAATAATAATTTAAAAGTCTATCTCCACAGAGACCCGGAGATACTAGCTTATAAAGGAAAGTGGCCTGTTATGAACAGCCCACAGGCTTATAAGAGGTCAATGAATATAAAGACCAAAACGGAGAGAAACAGGAAAGAGATCAATAGATTCTTATGTGTGGAATAGCCATCGCAGTTAATTGCGATATTTTACCAATCTTAGAAGTACAAAAGAAACGTGGCCCTGACTTGACGAAAGTTGTCAAGAAGGGCAACATTCAGTTTGGTCATAATCTCCTTTCAATCATAGGCCATTGTGAACAACCATTGCAGAATGATCGTTACATGATGACCTTTAACGGGTGCTGGTATGACTACCGTGATTTCTATAATACTAATTCTGATACTGATGCTTTATTTCAGCACTTCAACAAAAAAGGATTAAGTGCAATAGATGATGTGAACGGAATGTTTGCCATAGGGCTTTACGATTCATTAGAGCAGAAGATACATTGTTTCGTTGACCGATTTGGCCAGAAGCCCCTTTACTACTACCACAAAGACAAGAAGTTCGCGGTAGCAAGCAGTCCGGCAGGATTATTCCATCTACAAGAGAAGTGGGAGTTAGACAGAGAAGCACTTCAAAGCTATTGGTTGCTAGGGGGGACTATGGGTGATAATCACCTATTCAAAGGCATTAAGAAACTTTGCGCTAGCGATCGGCTTACTTACGATATTAATAAAGACACAATAGAAATAGTCCGTTACTACACCCCTAAACCTAGAAACGAGAATATTGAAGAACTTGTAGTGGACGCTATTGACAAAGTAAAAGTATCGGACGTTCCGGTTCATATCTTTCTCTCAGGAGGGGTAGATTCTTCCATTGTAGCCTCAAGGTTTAAAGGAGGACTAGCGGTTCACCTTGACAGCCCTGAAATACAGTACGCTCAGGAAGTAGCCGATAAATACTCGATCAGTCTAAATGTACTAAGTCCACAGACGTTCCATGTGGAACATTGCCTGACCGATTTCTCCAAGCAATCAGGGGAACCTTGTATGGCGGCTTTAATCCCTTACATTACCGCAAGCGAGGTGAGTAAGTTCGGGAGAGTGGCGATTACCGCTAACGGGGCCGATGAGTTGTTCTTTGGGTATGATAGGACAAGTGATGCGGTTACACCTAAACAATTATCACATTTATTCAGGGCTTCACTAGGCACAAATTCTGACTTTATGCCATTCTTCCCATCTGCGTCTGGAAGAAGCCTTGAGTTAGAACGATATGTTCAATACGACCTAAACAAAACCCTAGACTTTGCTTCCATGTGCCACAGTTTAGAGGTAAGAGCACCTTTCCTAGACCATAGGCTAGTAGAGGCAGCACTTTCAATCCCTGAATCAGAGCACCGTAAAAGAGGCAATAAGACAATCCTGAAGAATATGCTCAGGAAGCTAGGATTTTCAAATCAGTTCATAGACAGACCGAAGGTTGGGTTTAGCCTTCATTACAAACCGGAAGGACTAGACAGGTATATTAAGTATTGCTGGAAATGGGTGCAGGAGAGTGGATTTTTAAAGATCAAAGGCGAATTAACAGGAAGGGATGCTAGGTACTTGGAGATGAGTGCCGTTAGTTTCTATTTCTGGTATCAGACTTGGAAAGACAAGATAATTTTATAGATTTGCTTACTTTTTCATGGATACAGGAGTGGTTACCTGTTTCGGAGGGCGATGGCCCTCCTTTTTTTTGTCCTGACTGAAGCGAAGGACTTATAGCTAGAATATGGCTGGAAGCCTATTTCTTCTATTGTTTTCTCAAATGCTTCCGGTGGCGTAGCCCCTCTTAAATTGTCTCTGAACTTTTCCTCAAAAAACTCAAAAAGAGATTTTCCCATTTTCAACCAAGTTTCCCAATTTGGGAATAAAGATACGTAAAATTACGGCATGGATGGTAAACTCCAAGCCTGGTTTAAAAGAAATATTTGGAATACTGAACAAAGGGGTGTCAATCTTGAAAACCCCAAGCAGATTATTTCCGGTTGGGCATTAGATCAGATTTTAGGCGGAAATGTTTCCCGTTCAGGGCGTTCTATTTCTATTGAGGGAGCCTTAACGCTTAGTGCCGTTTACCGGGCAGTAGCCATCAAAGCGGGGATTATTTCAGCCAGTCCGTTTAAAGTTTACCGTAAAACCGAGCAGGGTAGAGTGGAGGTTTCAGACCACCCGGTCGCTGAATTGCTTTCCAGAAAGCCTAACCCTAAGATGAATAAGACCGCTTACATGGAGGCGGCTATCAAGCAGTACGACCTTCAGGGCAATCACTTCGCGTACATCCGGAGGAACGGAATAGGCAGAGTTTACCAGTACGATTTCTTAAACCACGAGGATGTAGAGGTTGTAGAGGGGCATAATCTTCTTGTTTACAAGATCAAAGGCAAAGAAGGTTTAGTTTCTTCGGATGACATGATCCACGTGCCTAATATGGGCAACGGGATTATAGGAAAGTCGGTTATTGGGTACATGAGGGAGGATGCATCTCTTATGATGGACGTAAGGGAGTACGGAGATTCATTCTTCGGAAGAGGTGGAAAACCGGCAGGACTTTTAATACCTAAACATCCTGGGGTAACCCCGGCACAGAGACAGGAGACGAAAGAAAGTTTCCAAGCAGCTAAGTTGCAAGGCGGTGAGGTGGCGATGCCTTACGGATGGGAGTACAAGGAGATTTCTGTACCCCCGGCAGATGCAGAGTGGGTGACTACTAACGATTTCTCGGTTGCTAACGTGGCCCGTTGGTTCGGAGTACCTACACAGAAGTTGGGTGATTCTAAGGTTAAGTACAATAACGTAGAATCTATGGCTATTGAGTTCTTACAGGACACGATGGCCCCGATTGCGGCTAAGATCGAGAATGAGTACACGATTAAGTCATTCCAGTTAAACGGAGAAAGAGACTTGTATGCGGAAATTAACATGGACGCATACCTGAGAGCCGACAGTGAGACTAGAGCGAAACTGTACGCTACCTACATACAGAACGGAATTAAGAAGCCTAATGAGATTCGGAAACTTAACAACGACCCGGCTGATCCATTTGGTGATGACCTGATGATTCAGGGGGCTACGGTTCCGATCAGACTTCAGAGTGAACTTTACAAAACGAAGTCAAGCGAAACCGCTAGGAACATTAAGAAAAGAGTAGAGAAGCAAGTAAAAGAGGGCATTGATCCTCAATTAATTATAGAAGGATTATTCGGTAATGACGGAAGATAAT